CTGATCTCATAAGGAGGATTCGTTATGGGTTACTATGTTCAGCAGAAAGAGTCCGGCGTTACCATTACCAAGAAGAACTGGGACAAGCTCCATGAAGATCATCCGGAGCTGTTCATGGAAAAGCCGGAACATAATGGTTTGTTCGCGGAACTGTTTGATGTGGATACACGATATGACAACGGTGATGTGATCTCGCTGTTCTATATGCCGGAGAAGTGGTATGGCGATGATGTTGAAGAATGCCTGTCCGACATCGCTCCTTATGTGGAGGACGGCTCCATGCTCTCTTTCGTTGGCGAGGATAATGCTATGTGGGGTTATTCCTTTCGGAATGGAACATGGAACGAATTGTATGGCACATTGGTCTGCACGGATGTCAGGTTGAACCTCCCTCATTTGAAGGAATACGTCTTGGAGCATCTGCCGAACAGTCAGGAATGCCAGCAACTGCTGGATATTCTCGACCAACTGCGGTAATGAGGTGCTCCATGGAAAACACAGGGCGTATGAGCTGGAAAGATGGATGGCATGTCTTCGGGGATATGGGATACTACGTTGAAAATGGAAGGCTGATGCGCGGGATGATTGATGGGCGCACGGTCTATCCCTATCTTCCTGTGTCTAAGAAGTATGGCGGCGGCTGGGATGATGCCAGCGGGATTGTTGCTAACCGACGAAACTTTGATCGTGTGAACTGGTTCTAAGGAGGAACAGTATGAAGAAGTACGTTGTTGAAGTTGTTTTGCACAAGGAAGTTACGGCGGAATCGGAGGATGAAGCTATCGACATTGCTTTTGAGGAGTGGGATAACGAGCTGATGGAAACGCCCATCTCCGTTGCCGAGAACAGTTTTAGTGTTAAGGAGGCTAAGAACGATGAAAACTAATCCTTTGTTTTCTTTGGGAATGATCGTGGCTACCCGTGCGGTTGCCGATGCCATGAAGGAAGCTCCTGATACCTTTGAGGTTTTTGCCAAACAGTGTATGCGCCGTCACTGGACTGGCGACTGGGGCGATATGACAGAAGATGACAAGGCTATGAATGATGAGGCAGTTCGTCAGGGCAACCTTCGCATCTTCTCTGCCTATGAGAATCCGGACAATCCGGAATTGAATCTTTGGATTATTACCGAGGCAGACCGCAGCGTTACAACCCTTTTGTTTCCGGGTGAATATTAAGGAGGACAAATTATGCACGGTAGAATTTATCAGATTATCAAAGAGCCGCTGCCGTTCGCGGTTTGTTGGATTGATTCTGGCGATTTTGATTGCGATGGCTACTTCCTTCGGGAAGTGGCGGACTACGTGGATGATATTACATTGTCCCATTATAATGATGAACAGAAGACGTTCTTTGATGGGCTGACGGATGCCTGCTCGCAATGCGTTGAAATTTTTCATGACGGAAACGGTGACGGCTTTATCCTGTCGGAGGGCTTCCGCGAAAAGTATTTCGAGAAAAGCTATGAAATCTTTCTGCGGGCATTGGCTGAATTGAATCAGAATGTTTGTCGGGAAGCCTTTGTAAAAGGAAGTCTCGATCAATTTGTAAGAAAAATGCGAAGTGCATTGTATGATAAGTTCGGTTCGTATGTCATCTGTTCGGACTGGGCGGAAGATATCGAAACACTGGATCACTTCATGCGGTATACAGCAGAACCCAATGTGAAGTACTACCTGAGAAACATTTTGGATTACCATTGGTAAGGAGGTATATCATGAACAATCTTTCGATTTGTAGGGATGGAAAATCCATCGTTCTTACTGACGAGGAAATGCTGGAAGCCTATCAGATTCTCCGTGAACACTTGCTTGAACAGGAGTTCCTTCTTCGCTACTCCGATTCGGATGCGATCACGGAGCTGGCGAAGGATTTTCAACTGGATAATTCGGAACGCGGTATTTTGGAAGACATTCTGCTCTTGCCGGACAGCTTCTTCATGCACAGCATTGCAGATGAAATGGCGCGTCTGTTGGATGCCGAAACCGATGAAGATTACTATTCGGATATGCTGTATTGCATCCTGAAAGAACACCTTCGTTACTACTTCAACGCTTACCGCAGCTAATCATTTGTCAAAACTGAATCGTCGTCTTTGGAACTGAGCTGGGTTTACCGGCTCAGTTCTTTTTCATGGGTCTTTGTTGGGAAAGGAAAACATTATGGCAATCAAACCGGAAACCGTTCGCAAAATCAAGGAAGCACGGGAGCTGTTTGTCTCTCATCCGGAAGGTAAGATGCACGATATCCCCGCTATCACGGAATCTTGCCTGTGCAATCCGTTCTGCGAAAAGATGTCCAAGGATGCGGCTAACGTCTGTTCTAAGTGCTATGCCAGAAACGGTCTTAGCTTTGAACAGGCGGCGGCGCTCCACTATGCCCGCAACACGGAACTTCTCAGCCAGAGTGAGATTCCTGACTACTATCTTCCCCGGTTCTATACGGATGTGGCACGGTTTGAAACCCATGGCGACTGGGTTAACATGCAGTCCGCACTGAACGAAATCAAGATTGCCCGCTTCAATCCCATGACGCATTTCACCGTCTGGACAAAGCGAGTGGATATCCTGCGTCAGTTGGCGGAGGCTGGCGTGCAGCAGCCGGACAACTTTCACGTTAAGGTTTCCTCTCCTCTGCTTAACCAGTGTCTTCCGCAGACTGTCAAGAAAGAACTGGCGAAAAATGGATGGCATGTTTCCTACTTCACGGTGCTGTCGCTGGATGCGCTGCTTGAAAAGTATGGGGCGGAACACCTCCAGCAGCACGGAGATCAGGTGATTACCTGCGGCGGTCGGGATTGCCGAAACTGTATGCGCTGCTATGGCGATCACCCCATGGAGGATGTGGTGGAGCTGCTCAAGCAGGATGCAGCGAAAGCTCGTCGGCTTGGTGTAAAGATTGCGTAATCGAAAGGAGAAATCAATCATGCAGAAAATGACTTGGCGGGAAATGACGAAGCTGTTCCGTGGCTACAACAAAACGAAACCGCCTGTGGTTCCTGCTGTTGGCTACATCATCTTCGCACCGGAAAGTTACCGGAGAGAATACTCCTTGGAGTCCCGCACTTATATGGTGTGCAGCGATTGCAACTGGTTCAATAATCGAATCAGCAGTTCGCTCTATGGTGACTGTCTGGATGGAACGGATCGAGGCGTTCGTTTGGACTGCTATATGCAAGACTTTGGCAATAAAGGCGGATGGATTGTGGCGGATTGTTATGTGGACGATCTCGTCATGGAAAAGATTCTGGCGGCAAAAACAAAAAACAGCAAGGAGGTTTTGTAATGCATAAGGTTTATGATCCAAGACTTCAGTGGAACCCCGGTGACCAGTACGATATCGAGGAGTATTGCCCGGAATGTGAGCACGCCATTCCCGTCCAGATTGACCGCAAGGATCCTGACTTCTTCGTTATCTGTCCGGTTTGCGGACGCAAGCTGATGCTCTGCTCCATGTGCGGCGAGCGGTGCGATTGGAGAGAAGAAACCGGATGCCATATGAAAGACAGAAAGGTGGACTGGGATTTATGATGGAGTTAAATAAATGGATTTTGACTGATGACGATTGCGCCCAGTATCTACGTCGGACTGGCAATGTGAATTATGAAAGGTGGATGCTGACAGAAGTATCGGATGATGGCACCTACGAAGTTCATCATGCCTTCATTAGCCTTGCGGATTATGAACTTTTTTCTGAAGAGTTCGATGCAGAGTATCTGAATCCTTATGATTATGCCAACATTGAGGATGTTTATTCTCAGTATTGGGATGAGTGGGATCAGATCGTTGTGGAATACATCATGGAGACGGAGCTTTTTGAAACGCCTTGCTCGTTTGTCGGTTCCTTTGAGGAGTGCGAACGTTATATTGTAAGCAAAATTTCATCAGACCATTGACGGGCTGCTTGATGTGATGCTATAATGCCAAAACAGACACCAAATAATACAAATTCAAATCAGCTTCTCATTGCCAGCCGTTCCTTATGCGGCTAGGTTTGTTTTCTGTTTCGCTATTTGGAAAGGAGAATCGCATATGTCTGTTCGCGACCAGATCTTTTTCTTGGCTTCTGTGGAAGTCGAGCATCTTGTTCACTATGGGTTCATCGGTGATGCGTCTACATTTGATCTCGCTTCTGCCTGCTGCTTTATCGCAGAGGAATTGTCGCCGAATTATCAGGGACGGTTGAAGTTGAGCAAAGAAGATGTATCAGAGGTCATTTCTTTTGCTGCTCATGTTCTTCTTACAGCGTTTGGAAAGGAGAATTTGGAACAATGATGGCTTTGGACGTGCTGTATATTATCCTGCTGGCTTTTATCGCCGGACGTATCTCCTGCGTGATCGTTCCTGTGAAATTGGATGCTGTAATCCATTGGTTCACCGCCGTTGAGGAAGAAGAGGAGGATGACGACGATGTATGAGACGATTGTTTATTATACGAGTGAAGATACTTTTGCCCGCATCTCGACCAATGAAATCAAGTGGAAGAACTGGGCACACAGGATGGCGAAGGAACATCCGCAGGAAGTCCGCATTCAGTCTGAAAGCGGAAACTATATTGTGGTACAGTTTCCCAAACGTTACCTCAAGTTGAGCCCGCCGCGTCAGATGTCCGAGGAACAACGTCAGAAGGCAGCGGAGAGGTTGTCGGCTTGCCGCCCGAACAAAGGAGGCGCATCCCATGATTGATCGTCCGGATGATTTGGGTAATCTGATTGCCTATTATGTTCCGCCCCTTGCGGAAATGCAGATGTCTAAAGAGGAGTATCGCCCTTATGCCAACTGGGTGCGTGTTCTTCGCCCGGTGGAACGGGATTCCGCATATGTGCAGGAGTACCGGCTTCGTCCTTTTAATTTGTATGACGGTGTTCCTCCGTGGGAGTTCAGTACGGATACCCGGTGGAAGAAACTGCCCAAGGGCTGGACATACTCGACTAACTTGACTGCCTCTCGCCGCACCATCGACGAAAAACTCAAGGCGGAATGGCAGGAGTTCGCTAAGAATGCCAGCATGAAAGACCCGGAAAGCCTGCTTCTGGCTATTGAGAAAGGTTTCTTTGTTCCGCGAAACTGCACTCGCTGTCATGTGGAAGCGGAGATCATCAAGAACCAGTACCGACTCGTCTATAAAGCTGATCGTACCCTGAATGATAACGATACCCGCATCGTTCCACGTTCCAAACTTTACTACACCTATGAAGAGGCTTTTGTTCAGGCAGAAGGAATGATTACCGACCGTTTGAATGAGCTGGAAAGCCTGCATCGGGCGGACGTTGTTAACGACATCTGCGAAATCCTTGCCAAGGTGCCGGAAGCCTACCGCAAAGAGGTTAATTTTCTGCTTCGCAACAGGGAATATCCTTGCGGTTTCTTTCTTCGCTACTTTGATGGTAAGGTTCTGCTTCGTTCTCGTCTTGGCGAGGACTGGGAAGTTCTATGGGAGGTGCCGAAATGTTTCGAGAAATAATCTCCACCCAGAAATGTGTGGAACGACATGGCGCTCTGGTCGAAAAGTTGAGCGCTGAAGAACGACTGAAGCTCATCAGTGAAATCCTTGTGGATTACGACGGAGCACGCAGTATTGACGGCTTGTGTGACCTCATCGACGAGGTTCGTGGTTATGCTGCGGCGGATCTTCCTACCGCAGAATGGCAGAAGGACAATACATGTTCTCATTGCGGAGGCGAAGAGCTGTTGGACGCTGAGTCTGAAGAGTATGAGGATAGCCCTTATTGTCCGCACTGCGGTATGAAAATGAGAAACAACGACAATGAAAGCTGGGATGATTGATATGCAGAACCTTACCAAGCAAGACTTGATGCAGCTTATTGAGTTCCATCAGGCGGTGCTGCACCTGCGCAATAACGGTCTCAATGAAAAGCGTGCCATGGAGCTGGTCACGGAGGCGCTTCTCCGCCAGCTCTGCCATGCTTGAGGCTCGCGCCATTAAGGAGGCGCTGGTCTTTGACCGCTATTACGATGTGAATGAGTTTGCCAAGGCGTTGTTTGTATCGCCTTCAACGGTTCGGCAGTGGCATAGGAGGGGCTGTCTGCCAACCGCCGTTAAAATCGGGAACATGCTTTTCATTCCCGTTGGTACACCGTATCCCATCAGAACTCGCAAGTCGGATGGGTACACGTCTCAAGGATAACCCGTTGCCCCTAAGAGGAATTTCCTATGGATTACATGGCTTACGACAAGCAAAACGATATGTATCTGGTGGTGGCTGGCACCAGCTGGGTTCCGTCCAAGCGGCGGGATCTGGTCAGACCATCCTCTAAAGAAAAGCTGGAACGCATGATAAATCAGGTGTCCAAAGCCTATGACGGTCACTTCGATATCGTCCCTGTTTCTTCTGACCTTGCCGTTCATGACCTGACGCTTGACCTGATGAATGAGAAGAAGCCGCCCAAGGCGAAGGTTTCTGTGGTTCACAATATGGAGGTGGACAAACCTATCCAGCTTCTCATTGAAGCGATAGACGTGTTGGTCACTGCCGCAGAGCAGGCAGACGCCGCCAGTTATTCCGATGCTCAGTCGAAAATCGATTTGGAAATCAGTCGTCTTTATCACCGTATCGAAACCGGAAAGCCGGACGCTGTTGAAATGGTCAAGACTTATAAACAACTGAAGGAACTTCTGCTGGAGCGCCGCAAAATCAAGAATGCTTTGGCGGTGCTGCTTTATATCCATAACAATCCGGGTATGTCGCTCAGCAGAACAGGACTTCAACGCATACGAGAACTTTCCGACCGTGCATGGATTGAGGAGGAAAATAAATAATGACCAATCAAAAGAACCCGCACGATACGCTTCATCAGGCAAGACGAATCCTGACTGGAAGCTATTATACCCAAGATGATGAATGTGAAGAAGCTCTCCGGGATGCTTTCCGTATTCTCAGCGCCTATCTGGATGCAGAGTATGATAAGCGGAAGATGCGGCGGAACGTAACCAGAAATGTGCTTATTGTTCTGTTCCTGCTTTCCTTTTGGGCTGGGCTCATGTTGATTGGTTTCGGACTCGAAGGAATTTTTACAGGGGAACTGGTTCGAGGGCTGCTTCTTTTCTTTGTTGCGGCCATTGACCTGATTGCCTGTGCAATTTTCTATGGCATTCGTCAGAGTATGTAATCAAAATTTGAAAGGAGCATTGTTCTAAAGATGTTCGTTGCCTTTAATAACACTAAGAAGGCTTATCTCTGTTTGGATCGGATGCACCATTGGTCTCTCACCTGTAATCCTCACACCGCGTTTTGTACTACTAAAGAAAAGCTGATGAGTATCACGGCAACGCAGGTCAAAATGATGCCGGATGATTGGGAATATCAGCAGGTCGAAAACGGAGTGCCTGTCTCTGTGCAGAAAGAAGCGGAGCCAGCGGGCAGCACCAAGGTTTTGAAACCGGTGGTCATCAGCGGCGAGTGGAAGGCAACCCAAGCCTATAATGAAATTCTGGATGCGGTTCAAAAGCTGTCTTCTGTTGTCAGCAAAACCCGCGCTTGTGAACTGGCGGCGGAAGTCAGCCGCTGCAACGCTGAAGTTATCGACATGGAACACTTCATTGAGTTCAATGAACTGGATCAGGCACAGGGATATGAAGCCTATCAGAAACTTCGCACCCTCCTCCAGCGCCGTAGGGATGTAAAGCAGCAGTTGGAACTGACAAACCGCATTTTGGATAGCGGCGTTCGGCAGTTGACGGATGGGCATACCTTTGAACCCGCGCAGGATACCGTTACCAAGAACTATTATCCACGTGGAGACGGCGCTATCTTTGCCGCATCCACTACCAACGAGTCATAAAAGGAGCATGACCATGAACAAACTTCGCCGCAGCAGCATTCAGTCCATCATTGACGCTCTCGAAACCGCCCAGTCGGATGTGGAGAATGTGCAGTATGAAGAACAGGATTGTCTGGATAACCTCCCGGAGAATCTGCAGTCCTCTGAACGCGCCGACCATATGCAGGAAGCTATCGACGCTCTGGAGGAAGCGGCTGATCTGATCTCGCAGGCGGTTGAACAGTTGAACACGGCGATGGAATAAGGAGGAGCCTATGAACATTGGAATTTTTCAGATTCGCGACCGAAGGCTGGAGCAATTCCTCTTCTATCATGACATCTTCTTTGTTGATTCCCATCAATGTGAGGATGGCTCCATGATTTGGGAGTATGAGGACTGTCCTTATTTCCGGGAAGTACTTTTGGAGTGGAAGGAAATCCTGGTTCGCCGCAAGCAGCGCAGAATCAATGGTGAATATACCACTCCGCTTCCCAGAAAAAAGCATTAAGGAGGGAGTATTTTGAGTACGGCTATTACGCTCAAGCGTTCCTTTGATCGATATCCCATGATTATGTTTTATGCTCAGTCCAGAAAGAAGCAGTGTTCGGAAGCGACCAATCATCAGTGTGTGGAACGACTCAATACCATTTTTGATGAGCTGATTGATAACTATGGGGTGATTCTTCATGAGCGGTGGGTTGAAAGGCTCACAGGTCATGTGCTGCAAAGCTGGTTCAATGACTTTGTGGACACTCGTAAGCCATCCACCATCAATAACTACCTTTCGTTCCTGAATCCTTTTCTCCGCTGGGCATTCAAGATCGGCTATATGCCGGACGACTTGGCGGGTCTGCTTCGGACGCTCCGTATCCCATCTGCGGATAAGGTTCCGGAGTGGGAGCGACCGCAGGAAAAATATCTTACCCACGCTCAGGTGGTACAGCTCCTTGAAAATATGGATATCGGCACTTATGCCAAGAGAAACCGCGCCATTGCCGCGCTGTTTCTCTTCTCCGGTATACGAGTCAGCGAGCTTTGCAGCCTGACCATCGGCTCCGTCTTTGGCAGACCGCGTGGAACGCTGTATTGTAAGCGGAAAGGCGGCGCTTGGTGCGACGTTGAAATCAGCATGGATGTCTACCCCTATCTGGAAGATTATCTGGAGACGCGGAAGGATCGGGACAACCTGTCCGCCCCGTTGTTCCTGTCGGCTCGCGGCAATCCGATGGATCGTTTCTCCGTGTATGCAGCTATCCGCCCTGTTCAGGAGAAACTTGGCGTTGCCACAGGGCCTCATGCCTTGCGGCATACCTATATTTCGGAAGTAGAAAAGCTCAGCAGCCCTTCTGTGGCAAGAGATCTTGCCAACCACAAGTCTATTCGTATCACAAACCGCTATGACCATTCCAGTCCAGAGCAACGCAGAGATGCGGTGGATAAACTGCACTGGGGTAACGTTCCAAAGCTCGGCTGATGGACGTTATGGAAACCGGAGATGAAATAATCTCCGGTTTTTTATTTTTACCCGGAACGTTTCCAATTTTTTCGCCCCAATTAAAGGCGTACAATGTAAGGTTTTCCGCAACAAGCGGAAGCTAGGAGGTAAAACATGGCTAATCTTCAGATCAAAAAGGCAAAACGAAGCCAAGTCGCAATCAAGATCGGCATCGGCGGCCCCAGCGGCTCCGGCAAGACCATGTCTTCGTTGCTCCTTGCCTATGGTTTGCTCAAGGCAGAGCATACGGAATGGTCGGATGAGGAATGCTGGGATCACATCTGTCTCATCGATACGGAGAATGGCTCCGGTTCGCTGTACACCGGAGACACTGTCGGCGAGACGCACATCGGTGAGTACAACACGATTGATATGGCTCCGCCTTTCACGCCGACTAGTTTCGTGGACGCCATTCATATGGCAGAGGAACACGGGATGCGTGTCATCATCATCGACTCTCTGACTCATGCATGGACGGGTGAAGGCGGTTCGCTGGACAAGCAGGGCAAGATTGCTTCCCGTTCCGGCAATTCGTACACCGCATGGCGCGAAGTCACGCCGGAGCATAACCGACTGGTGGACACCATGCTTCAGTCCAAGTGCCATCTGATCGCGGATATGCGTGCCAAGATGGATTACGAGCAGGTCAAGGGCGCGAACGGCAAGTCTCAGGTGAAAGCCGTTGGCATGGGTGTTCAGATGCGCGAAGGCATCGAGTATGAGTTTACGACTTTCTTCATGCTGGACTATGAGCATACCGCCAACGCCACCAAGGATCGTACTCACATGTTCGACGGCGCGTACTTCACCATTTCTCCCAAGACCGGTCGTGCTTTCTATAACTGGCTGACCACAGGCGCTCCTACCAAGAAGGAAGAGAAGGAAGAAGCGCCCGCTGTCCCGCAGCCCAAGAAAGCGGAAAAGAAGCCGCCTGTTGCCGAGCCGCCCGTCGCTCCTGAAATGCCGGAGCCTCCTGCAGAGGATGATAGCCTGCCGTTTATGGATGATGAACCGGCGGAGACCACTCACGCTACGATGGAGCAGCTGGATAAGGCGATTCGCTCTGCCTGTGCTGGTAAGTCTACGGCAGAAAAGAAAGAAATCGGCGAGAAGATCAAGGGTGTTGCCGGCACCGGTAATTATATGAAGATTACCGATCAGGCAATCATTGACAAGCTCTACGAAATGTTTCAAGGATAAGGAGTATCATCATGGCAGTTAACAAACTTCATACGATTGGCCGCTTGACCGCAGATCCCGAAATGCGAGAGGCTGGCGGCGTTCCCTGCGTCAACTTCAACCTTGCTTCTGACACCCGCAACAAGGATGCCAACGGCAATACGACGACGAACTTCTACCGCATTACGGCGTGGCGCAAAACCGCCGAGGTTATGGCGAAGTACCTCCACAAGGGCGACAAAATCTACGTCGAAGGCGAGCTGGTTATCCGGGAGTATAAGGATAACAACGGCAACAACCGCACGGCTGTTGGTATCACGGTTTCGGAGTTTGATTTCATTCAGACCAAGCGAAACGACCAGTCCGAAACGGCAAGCGCCGCCCCGAAGCAGAGCGGTTTTACCCCCGTCGATGACGACGACGATCTCCCGTTCTAATCTCTTTTAATCCGCAGGGCGGTCACGAACACCGTCAATGTCACCGTTCATCAGAACGACTCACAGCCAACGTCACTTTGCTGGCCGCTCCTATGAAAGGAAGCGCATCAAAGTGGATGAACAACGACTCATCGAGAAAAACAATCGTTGGATTTGGAAGAACGTGCATGCCTTTTCTCGTAAGCAAACCGGCTACGGCTCTATTCGGTATGATGAAGACGACCTCTATCAGGAATGTGTGCTGTATTTACTTCAGCGGTTCCGAAGATCAGGGAAAACCGTTGATGAATTTATGGTTTCCGATTTTGATCTGCGCCACGTCATGTGCGAGTACATTCAGTCCCTGCTTCCCGTCACAACCCCAAAGACCGTCCGTAATTATTCCAAGATGATGACGGAGCATGGAGCACAAAAAGCAGAACCCACCGAAGTTTTCCCTTCCGATATCAATCAGACTTCGGCGGACGCAGAGTTCGCGGTGGACATTCATCATTTGAAAGAGCGGCTAGACAAACGCGATCAGCAAGTTTTGAAATACATCCTGTTAGGGTATAGCTTTGCTGAAATCAGTAAGGAGATGACCATGCCAAAGGTTACACTGAATCGCGCGAAACAGCGCATAGGAAGACAATATAACCAGTATATGGGAGGACGTTATGGAAAATTTGATTGATGTCTCGATGAGCAGAAGCCATTACGATGCACTTATCAAAACCTGTGGCTCTTACGAGAAGGCTGTGGCGTATGTCAACGACACCTACGGCTACCTCGGAACAGTCGTTAAGCTGGTTGTCACAGATTAAAGCAGAGTCGAACATGGAAACGTGTTCGACTTCTTTCAAACATGGGAGGAATGGCAATGCGAGACCCTAAAAGAATTGACGGCATTTGTAGAAGGCTCGCACAGGCTTGGAAGTGCTTTCTGGATATGCGACTGATGCAGATTATCAGCGTAGTGGAGCAGATGTACAAGGCTGAAAACCGTGTGATGTTTTACGCCGAGGATGACGAGGCGATTGAGAAAATTGAGCTGCTGCTGACCAGCATGGGTTCTTATGTATGAACAGAAACGACGAGGCGAAGATCTTCGAGCTTGCCGATCAATACCTTGCCCCATATCGCATCAAGGAAAAGGCAGACGGACGGGAAATTGTCCCGCAGCTTTGCCCTTTTTGTCATGGCGGAGATCATGCTGACCAGCAAACTTTTGCTCTTTCTATTGAAAAAGGGTGCTATGTCTGTAAGCGCGGCTCCTGCGGGGCTCAAGGAAGTATTGAAGAATTGGCACGGTATTTCGGAGCGTCCTCCAGTCATTTGCGGGGCGGGAAGATGATAAAAACAACAAAGGTTCAGCGGTTTGACCTGCCAAAGGTTGAAATCAAACCGCCGACTGAAGAAATATATAACTATTTTGAGAAGAGAAAGATCAGCCGTGAGACGGTGGATGCATTTAAGGTCGGCTCCAATGATAAAGGAATGATTGTCTTCCCGTTTTATGAGAAGGGCGTCAACACCTTTGTCAAATTCCGCCGTCCGCGCAAGCCAACCGAGGAAGAAGCAAGAAAATCCAAGGAATGGCGGGAACCGAACACCAAAGCCATTCTGTTTCACATGGACGACTGCGTTTTTTCGGAACCGCTCTTCATTACGGAGGGCGAGCTGGACGCCATGAGCCTTTATGAGGCCGGCATCACCAACGTCACTTCGGTTCCAAGTGGGTGTGACGATCTCAGCTGGATTGAAAACTGTTTTGATTGGCTGGAAAAATTCAAGACCATCATCATCTTTGGCGATAACGACGCACCAGGTCAGAAAATGGTGCAGGATGTATGTAAGCGGCTGGATGAGAGCCGATGCATGATCGTTACAGACTATCCAGAGAAGCCGGATGGCGGAATCTGTAAGGATGCCAATGAAATTCTGTACTACTGCGGCGCTTTTGAACTTGCGGATATTGCCAACTCGGCAGAATCTATCCCTCTGAAAGGCATTCTGGATCTGGGCGAGGTTGAACCAGTGGATGAAACCACAATTCCTCGTATCAAAACCATGATTCCTATGCTGGATGAGGTGATTGGCGGACTGATTCCGGGTGGCGTTACGATTTTTACAGGCAAGGCTGGCGATGGCAAGTCTACGCTGTGCGGTCAGCTTCTTTTGAACGGTGTGGAGCAAAACAAAAGTGTCTGTGCCTACTCTGGCGAGCTTCGCAAGGAACGTTTTCAGGCATGGATCAATCTGCAGGCGGCTGGCTCTGACTGGATCACACTGAAATACGATCCGGTCAAAGGCAAGCAGGTTCCTTTTGTGCCATGGGATGTGCAGCGGCGCATCATGGACTGGTATCGCGGTAAGTTCTTTCTGTTTGATAACAATGAAATCTTTGAAAGCAATCAGGCAGAGTCCATTATAGAGGTTTTCACGATGGCGGTTCGCCGCTACGGCTGCGAACTGTTCCTTGTAGACAACATGATGACCAGCCTCAGCGATGTACAGGAAGAGACCAGAGCGCAAGGCCAGTTTATCAATGCGCTTAAGAAGTTTGCCACTCGTTATAACGTACATGTTCTGATCGTGGCACACCCCAGAAAAACCAAGGTCGGAGAAAAGCTCCAGAAGGATGATGTTGGCGGCAATTCACAGATTGTGAATCTGGCCGACACCGCTATCGTTGTGGAGCGCCCAGACCTGCGAATCATTAAGAACCGCGACGGCGGAAGGTTGTGTCCGATTGAGTGTTGCTACTGTGCAGACAGCCGACGTATTTATCAGGCAAACGTTGGCGATCTCAGCGTGTATAGCTGGGACAAAAAAGGATTGAAGCAACCGCCTGTTCATGCCAATTCCCTTGAGGAGTATGGAATTAAGCAAGCAGAACCGCAAAGTCCGTTCTGATATGGAGGAGGATTATATAATGGATAATTGTAAGGCATTTCTTATGGGATATTTGACCCGTAATAATTCGATCATGGTTTTTGACTGGGATAAAGCGGCGGAACTGATTCGTGAATACAATCCCTCCTATGCAGCTGCAGGGCTTCAAGGAGATTGGAGCTGCACGGGCGGCTGTATCTGGGATGAAGGCAAGCCCGTTGTTGATGAGTACACTTTCCTCGCTTCCACTTGGGCTATTCCGGAGCTGAAGATGGACAATCAATACATCCCTTGCTACCGCATGGAAAACGAAGTGCCCGGTTGGGGTGCTGAAACTAAGTGGCCCCATTCAGCGCTGAAGATCGCGTACAAGCGGAAGGAGGCGATACCTGTATGAACCTTGCACTAAACCCATGTCCGTTTTGCGGCGGCGCTCGCCTGAAGATTTCTTACCGAAAAGGTAATACCGGCGATTGTATGATTTCCGTGCTCTGCAATCTTTGCCATGCTCGTGGGTCATTGATAAATGCAAACCATTTCTCCAGTATGGAAGAGGCTGAAGAGTTTGCCTGCCGGCAATGGAACCAGAATCGGAGGTCGGCATGGAACGAAGAAGACTGACTGCCACTCAGCGCAAGAAAGTCTGGCAGAAAACACAGGGGCGCTGTGCCTACTGTGGGAAGCCCATTGAGGTTTCTCAAATGCAGGTAGACCACGCTATCCCTATGGAGTTTTATGAGACTTACCGTGCTGCAGGGAAAGATCTGAACGATCTTTCCAATCTTCTTCCGGCGTGCCGAAGCTGCAATAACTATAAGTCTTCCTACACCATGGAAAAATTTCGCAAGGCGATTGAGCGGATGCCGGAGGTTCTTCAACGGGACAGCGTTACCTATCGCAATGCAGTCAGGTTCGGCGTCGTTACGCCCTCGCCGCACCCTGTTGTCTTTTATTTTGAGGCCATTGGCTTACCTCGTATGCAGGAGGAATAACATGTTTCACTATGTTCAAGGCAGTATTTTTGACAGCAAAATGCAGACGCTGGTCAATCCGGTCAACTGCGCCGGCGTAATGGGAAAAGGATTGGCGGCAGAGTTCAAGCGCCGCTATCCCGCCATGTTCCGGGATTATAAAATTGGTTGTCAATCGTGCAATTTGAGGATTGGGCATCCGCATTTGTACAAATATCAAAATGGGATCTGGATCCTGAACTTTCCTACCAAACGCCATTGGAGGGACATGGCATATATTCAGAATATTATTGCCGGGCTTCACTGGATGAGCGTTCACGCAGAGGAAGAAGGCATTACTTCTGTCGCCTTTCCGATGCTTGGCTGTGGCTGCGGCGGTCTTGAACCGGATGGTGTCAAGCCGCTTCTGGAAACATGGGCGAACGCTCATAGCGACATTGAGGTAGAAATTTATGAAAGCAATGATGACTCCGCTGACTGAAGAGCAGCGTCTTATGGTGGAGGAAAATATCAACCTCGCCTACAAGATGGCGTGGGATCTGTATAAACGCTGTCGCTTCTTTCCGATTGAGGACGTTAAGCAGATTTGCTGTATGGGTCTGTGCCGTGCGGTAAAGAACTACGACCCTTCTCTTGGCACCACGCTCTCCACGCTGGCGTACATCAGCATGAAGAACCTTTTCTTTCAGGAGGTTCGCAATAAGCGCCAGCCGGAGATGATCTCGCTGGATCAACCATGTGCCAGTGAAGAAGATGAGTCCATGATGGATTTCCTCATGTCGGAACTGTGCGCAGAAAATGTGATAGGCGAAGATGTGCTGTGTCTTTCCATGGATTTTGACGCTTATCTCAGTCATGAGAACCCCATGCGTCAACAGGTCATGCGGTTGTCTCTGGCAGGGCTTAACTGCCGGGAGGTTGCGGAAGAAGTTGGCTGCACCCGGCAGAATGTAGACCGTATCAAGGCCGCTGTTATCAAAGGCTTCACCAAGTGGATGAAAGGAAAGAAATAAAATGGATAAATATCTATCCAAATTGCTAATAATATCAATAGGAAAACACATACGATGAAACCTAACATGATGTCTAACACGGCATTTAACTTATGGTCTTTTCCTATGCATTCTAGATCAAACATTATCGCGTCTTTTGTTGTGGTGAATGTTAGGTTTAAATATTTTAAAAGAGTGCAAAAAAGATTATAAGTGTGTATTAATTCAACCAGGAGCAGAATCTAAAGAAATAATTGATTATTTAAATTCTATTAATAAACCATATTTATGTGGATGTGCTCTTGTTGGTTTAAGGATGTTTAAAGGGCTATTATTAGAAGAAAAATAATAAAAAGAGCAATTATTAATTGCTCTTTTTGATTTGAAAATCAATATGTTTTCTAGGCTCTTTTTCCTAAATCGATCTCTCCAGCTTTAGCTAAAGCGACTTTAGTTAATACAGGTCCAACTAATTCATAGATTATAGTAGAGGTTAATATCGTAGCTACAATTAATGTTCCTAAATCGGAATCACCACCTGCAAGTTTTTGTAATGTAGCACCTGCGCTAGTTGCTAAACCAATTGCAACACCTGCTTGAGGAATAAGAGTAAATCCTAAATATTTTTTAATTGTAGGTTCAGCGTGAGTTAAACATGCTCCGGTAAATGAACCAAGCCATTTACCTATTACCCTACTAATTACGTATGTTAATGCAATTATTAATAATATTATCGCATCTTTACTAGCAAATACTGTTAATTTTAAATTTGCTCCACTTAAAACAAAAAACAACATAAATAATGGTGGAGTAATTTCGTCTATTCTAGTGAATGTAGGTTCACTATCTTTTCTAAAGTTAATAAGAATTGCTCCTGTCATCATGCACATAAGTAAACTAGAAACATCGAATGAACCACACCATTCGTTAGAAAATAGTACGTGTAATCCTAAATTAGCAAATATAGCAAAGATGCATATGATCATTCTATTTGCTCTAGACTTAAATAATTTAAATAAACCTACGACAATAAATCCTAAAATAGCACCAATTGCAAACGCTAAAACGATTTCAATAATTGGTTTAGCTAACATTGCATATAAATCAACTTCTCCGTTACCCATTTCAATTGTTTTAGCTGCTGAAAATAATATTGAATACATAATTAAAGCTGCGGCATCATCTAAAGCAACAACAGGGAGAAGAGTTTCTACAACTGGTCCTCTAGCTTTATATTGCTTTACGACTAATAATGTAGCAGCAGGAGCAGTAGCGCAACTTATAGCTGCTAAAGTTAAAATAAGTGGCCAAGATATTTGGTTATCCATATTTCCTGTAGCTGCACCTAAAATGAAATGAGCTAACATTAAGAATATGAAAACCATTAAACAAGCACCAAAAGCTTCTAAAACAGTTATTACTAATACTTTTTTACCTACTTTTTTAATTGTAGATATTTTAAAACTAGATCCGATTGTGAACGCAATAAAACCTAAAGCAATAGTAGATATAAATGATAA